GTACCTTCCGTAGTTATCTTTATCCGCAATGTTTGGGTAATGTTTCCAGTAAACGTCCCTCCCAGTGTAGCATCATTTAATCCGCCACCTGTAAAAGCAACAGTCCCAATAACAGAAACTCCAGCAACATCAAGTTTTCGAGATGGTGTCGTCGTCCCGATGCCGACGTTGTCTCCCTTGAAATAAATCCCCGCAGTCGAACTCGGCCCAATCCAACTTTCTGCAATCGTTGTTAGTGGATTTATTAGCGTGAACGAGTTGGCTTGATTGAGCATCGCCGCCGTTCCAGTTGCCGGTATGGTCAGATTGAAATCGTCCGTAGAGGTCAGGGTCAGCGTCTTGGCATTGGTCACCGCAAATACTGTCTTACCACCTGTCGTGCCATCGAGGAGGAAGCCTGAGTACACCGGTACGAATGGATTTGCGCCGGTGATAATTGTCTGGTACTGCATCGCGCCGTTGCCAAGAAGCGAGGGAGCAGGTGAAACAAGCCCAAGCGTATTGAGTGCAGACAGTCCTACCAGTTGCCCCGCCGCACCGGTAACTGAGTGGATTGCGCCTACAATGTCATGCTGAGCAGGAGCGGGGGCGGGGTGGATGTGAAGGTTGGTACTTCCCCCGTCAGTAAGGTCTATATAATTTGTCTGCCCTGTGCGGACAATAGTTGAGTCAATCGGTTCAAATCCAGATATAGTAGGAGTAAGAGTTCCTGCACCATCATTGTAATCCCAAAATATTCCTGTACCATCTCGAATAAGATCTGAAACCCTATCATCTACTCTTTCATCTGTGTAATAGAGATTTGTTTCTTCTGGAACATCTGCGGTAGATACCTGATTTGCTCCCGTGCCCCAGTCTATATGTGTATTGTTAATTATATCGGTAGTGTCTTCAAGAAACCCCATATGGCCAGAAGAATAGTAATCCAATTCATTTAATTCAGAATGATTAATAATTCCACTAGCTATAACAACTTCTGTCCAATTGCCACTCGATCTGCCATAAAGAGAACCGGTTATTGGGGCGTCTTCTAGATACTCTGAGTGCACATGCCCAGAAATTGCTGGAACAAATCCAAGAGGTGCTTGATAATCTACGTTTAAAGTTGCAACTGATACATGAGAACCATCTCCCTTTAGAATACCAGTAATATCAGTATCAGTAGTTGTGGACACTTCATTTGGGCCAGGAAGTCCGGGAAGACCTGGTGTTCCAGCATCACCTTTTAAATCAGATAAAAGAACTAGATTAGTCCATGCACCTCCAACATATCTCCATTGTATGTAAGTAGTATTATTTTGAAGTTCTATTTCTCTTCCATCATCCCCATCGTCACCAGGAAGTCCATCATCCCCATCGTCACCAGGAAGTCCATTAACTCCGGGAGCGCCTGTTAAATCAGATAGTAAAATTAAGTTGGTCCAAATTAAATCTGTATCATATTTCCATTGTATATGTGTTGCTGATTTCTGTAGCAAAACCTCTCTGCCATCAGTACCATTAACACCAGGAACGCCAGGAACGCCAACAGACCCTACTTCTATAACAGTAGGATCAATATCTATTTCTACAACAAGATCTACGGGCATAGGTTACTCCGTTGTTAAGAAACCGGCAGTTTTTGTACCTCGCTTAACCTTGCCTCAATTGCTCCAATAATCTTCTCGCTTTTCTCTGCAATTCTTGCTAACCCAAGCATTCGGAATAGAACTGCCTCTGTTTCCGTTTTATTTAAAATGCTTTGTAATGTAAGAAATTTGGAGTTCACAATTTCGGTTAATTTTTCATCCGAGTAGGTTTCTATCTTAGGGGCCTCTTCTTCCGCCTCTAATTCGTGATATTCAAGAATATTTCCCAATTCAAATTCTCGCCTATTGGCCTTCCTAAAAAAGATATCTTCTTTCTCGGACCAGATATCTACCACATCTTTTCTAGGAAACTTTGAGTCGGTAAACAAAATTAAACCCATAGGCAGTCCAGAAAACGGGTCAAGCATTTGTACGTATATCTTTGCTGGAATTGTTTTCTTGTAACTTTTTATGGGTTTTCCGGATTGCATGTTAGAAAACGCTTCTAAATTTTTTTCTGCCATTTATAATATCCTTTCTTTAGACCTTTATTAAATATATGATAAGGATGCTCTACAGTTTACCCCTTATCATATACTTGCACCTAATTAACCAACTTCAATGACATGAATTCCTTCAGCGTGATCTATAATCAGACCAAACTGTTGATACAAGCTTACGGTCCAGTACGGGGGAATAGGACGAGGATCAGTCCATTCTTGATACTTGACAGGCCCGTAGGTGATGAACTCACCAACATTCTTACCAACAACAACGATTCTATCGGTAGGAATCATAGGATTATAATCTTCTAAGTTATCATAAACCTGTTCGACTGCTAAGATAGGAGCACCATAGAAGCGTCCCAACCAACCAGTCTGCATAATTTCTCGGATATTCTCAGGAACAATCCAGTCAACAGCACCATCAGACCAAGAAGCACCAAACCTAGTAATAGGAGTAAGTGCAGCACGGGTTCCTATAATAGCACGAACCCCACCAGTCGTTTGATTAATATGATCAATAGCATTAATCAGTGCAACATCGGTAATGTTACCGGCGACATGAGTATAGTTCGCTGTGTTATTAACAGCAGACCAGACAGAATCAAGAGCTGTGAAAACCTTTCCGAAATAGAAGTCGCGAAGTTTAGCGAGCATCTCAGTACGAATTGATTCCACAGTGCCGAGTTCACCAGAATCAAGTTCCCAGGCATTGGCACCAACACTTACAACAGCCCCGTCCAGAATGTAGTTAATACGTTCGGTCACAGTGATTTCATCCTTCAGATGTATAGCACCGGGCACGAGAGTACGAACATGAATTCCCTTGCGAAGCTTTTTAACCAATGAGTCACCGGGATTCAGTGCTCTGGTATCCAGAGCCATACCGATAACATCAACACCGATATGACCAGGATTTGCGTATTCTACAATCATTTCAGCAAGTGCGTCTCTCTTCCCTGGGTCCTTTTCAAGGGAAGCGACAGCAGCCTTTAATTTTTCATCCATTTTCTTATAATCCTCCTAAAACTTATACAACCTTAATAGTTAGAGCGTAGGTATTCCAGTCAAATCGCTCAGTATACCCGATCACGCTTGCGGTCTTAGTAGCTGAATACTTCGGTTTGCCCGCCTCTGCGGCACCATCGACAGCGGTGTTACAAATAGTAATTGCTGAGCCTGGAGTAGCAATAGCGATATTATCCATATTATAACAGCCATAAGGAAGTGTGAAAGTACCTTCCGTGTAGACCAATGAAGGGGTACCAGAAGGAATGGTCTGACAATCGGTATATCCAGGATAGGTCAGGAAAATCGTACTACCAGTAACAGGAGAGTTGGCAGCTTGATCCCAACCACCCCTCTGAACACCAAAACCATGACCAGCACCTTCAAAATCAGGGTGCGGAACAATAAACGGCGTAGGAACATTACTCACTGCCCAGGTAAGAATAAACTTACAGCGAGCAGATTCGTCTGCCGTATCCGGAAGTTTTACGCCAACCACATCTTCACGACTACCAAAATCGTAGGTGAAACCATGGTTGGTCAACATAACAAAACGACCTTCTACAATATCTTCGGTGGGAATAACTCCCATCACATCATCAAACTCATTGATTTGCATTTTTCAGTCTCCAATATTTATTTCCCCGTAGTCTTAAAGGATTCGCGTAAAGCCTCACCTATAGACTTGGGGGTGAATTCGGGTGTAATTTGTGTTCCAACAATAGGAGGAATCTTACTTTTATCTTTGTCTGGTTCTATAACTTCTGGAACAGCAAACACTTTTAAATCCTGCAATAGATACTCTAAAGTATTTTCATCAAGGGCTAAAAGTTTTTCCTTGTTCTCTTCAAAGTAATTTTCATCCTTATTGATTTTAGCAGTTGTAAATTTCTGTTTTATACTGCCTAATTTTTTACGGTCTTTCTCCACTTTTTCTACTTCTTCTTTGTAACCTTTCAATCCTACAAGCTCAGTATCTCTATCTAAAACAGCTTGTTTTGCTACACGTAATTCTTCTTGCATAGTTTCGAACTTTGCCGTAAGTTTAGCCAAATCCTTCTCTTCTTTGTCTTCAGCCATTTCCTCTTCCTTTCCACTAGTATCTTCAGAAGCAAAAGCTTCAATTGACGTTCTACCTTTATAAGCAGGTAATCCTACAATAGTTGCGGCAGTTAAGAACACATTTTTTAATGTAGTGACTCCATCCACTTCTTCTGAAGCTTCTGTATCATACGTTAATTCCCAAGAAATGTTTACATTTTTTCCAGCCTTTAATTCCTCCTTAATTTGTTCAACATCCTTGGGCCTTTCTTTGGTCCATAAAGTAGCTATCCCCTTAATTTTGTCTTCAGTTTGTTTCAGGTGGGAAATAACTCCTAGGGCGTAAGAATCCTTATGTCCCTTTTCTGTTTTTCCAATAGCCTTTTTAATAGGCATAAACAAACCGCTTCGTATAAGATTAGAAAACTCTTCCTGTGGAACTCTTTGTTTGTTACCATTCGGTTTATCATCAGTTAGGGTGAACTTAATATAGTTCACGCTAGGGTTTTGTGCCAATGCCGCAGTAGCTTCACCATTATTATCTTCTAATGATTGTACCATATCTTCAAGATTAGCACTGAAAGTAGCCTTATTTTCCATTATTATTCACCTTTTTCTGCACTACTGGTTGTTTTTTAGTCACTGGTTTAGTATCTCCAGACTGTGTTGGTGGTCTACTATTTGGGGTTTCACCAAATGCCGGAACAGCAAATGCTTCCACCTTATCTTGTTCGTCTGCTCTTTTCTCAACTTCATCATCAAAGTCATATCCAAGAACTTCTGCAAATGAGTCTCTGCTTAACCCACCACTATCAAATAGTTTAGATAATGCTGTAATATAGTCAGCAAATTTGTGAAAGTTTACTGGTTCAAATTCTACTTCTGGAACCGAAGCAAACTTATTCCTCCTACATATTTGATATACAACTTCTTTAATAACTGTGAGTATCTTTTCTCTAAAACCATTCATTGTTTTAATTGGTGATAGAGATGCAAACTCTTGATCTCCGGCTCCACTTCTTTCTGTTTCACCAGTAATTAGAATTCTTGGAAAACCCAATGCAAACATAATTTCTTGATTAATTTCTTGATATTTAGCATCGTTGATAAGAACTTCAACGTTTGGGAATATCCACTCTAATTCTACCACATGTGACGTAAATAGCTGGAATATGTTCTCTATATCATTATTATTTCTATTTCTCCACGTTAATTGCTCTTTTAGGTCTAACATATATGCTTTATCTTCTTCAGAATTAGTCATTGGAAAGTCTTTATCTCCAACTTTAATTTGTAGAATAGCACTTAAAACTTTGTTAGCTACAGAATAATCTGTCCTTCTTAGATTGCGTTTATGTTCTAGAATGTCCACAGCAGATGACAGATACGGGGTTGGATATGGAGATTCAGTAATTACTCTGCGTCTTATTACAAAGGGGTTTTGCAATAATATCTTATTTTGACCAGACTTTACCTTGTCTACAAACTCTGGAGAATATTCATATAATTTATGATACAAAATCTCGTCCACGCTACCATCAGGGTATTTACCAGAATTTCTAATAAAGTATAGCATTTCTTCTGGAATGTTGACATAGTACGATGGTTGGTCCGGTAGAACGGATGGTTTTATTTCTATGGACATTGGGTCTCTAATCCACATAGTTTTAGGTAGAATTAAAGAATTATACTTCTTTATTCCCAAAGATTTTAGTTCCTCCTTAGTGGAAGAACTATATTCTACCTCTGGAACCACTAGTCCAGATATAAGATATTCTAATGCCATGTCCTCTGCAAATCCCAAGAGGTCTGATGTAATGCCCTCAAACACTTTAAATTCATTATCTGTTAAACCATTACTATGAAAGTTTAAAGTATTGATACCAATATCAACTAATTTATTAATAGTTGACGATGTAAGAGGATCTCGTTTATAATAAAAACGGCACCTCTTTATCATATTTGCAAAGTCCTTTTGTGGACCTTTTGTATCTTTATCTTTTTCCCAAGTATACCTCCAAGGATTCTTGGAGACGTCTGTGGGTTCCATAGATACAATTGTTGCTACTGCATTTGCTAATTTTGTATTGTCCATTGTCACCACCATCTAGCCATTATTAATCTTTTTTTCTCAGTTACAAATAAGTTATAATCATGAATCATATAGTAACTGGTTATGGCACAAAGTAGTGCAGAGGTAAAGTGATCCTCACCTCTTTTTCCACCTCTTTGTGTCAATGTTTTATATACGATATCTCCAGTTGGAGTTTTAGTATATGTCATTCTTTCAAGTTCTGTAATCATATCTGTGTCAGTATAGGAATAAATTATCTTTCTATTATTAGTATATTCTTGAAGAATTGATACAGCAAATGGTTTTGTCTTCTGTTTAATTTCCTTACCCTCAGAGTCAACACCTAATGATGTCCAAGAGGAAAAGTCAACAGGAAATACTTTCTTTTTATAATCCTTATGAACATAGTCCCTGTGTTCCAAAAGATTTTGCACCACAGATATTCCGGCACTTCCCTTATCAATGCCTATGATATATGGTTTGTATTTAGTATCTAGCAGGTCAATAATCTTTTCTTGCAAAGGATAAGATACCTTAGTAAGTTTTATCTTGGCATGGAACTTAATGTAACCAGTACTAGGATCTTCATACATTATCCAAATTGCAGTTGGTTCTGTATATCCCAAGTCTACTCCGAAAATGCATTGTTTTATTTTATCGGGTAATGCTGGAATAATAGATATGTTTCCCAAGATATTTAATAAGTTATCTCCTTCTTTGACTCCATCAAATTCAAACTTATAAATAGGATAGGATTGAATATCAAAGGCATTTCTATCAAACAAAGAAAATACCGGCTTACCATGCTCTCCCAATATGAGATGTATGTAATCATCTGAACCTTCTCCCCAGTCAGCAATAGCTTTTTTATTATCAAGATCCGTAAATCTTGGGTTTTGAAAAGCCGATATTCTGTGCTTAGTATAGTTATTGTTTTCTTGGTCGGTGTGCCAAAGTACATTCTTCTCTCGTAATCCTGTAGGAACTCCAGATGTTGATAGTTTAAATCCTGGTTGCCAAGTATTTATAATTGGTTGAAGTTCTACCCAAGTTCCCCAAGGATAGTAACCAGAGTTCTTTACTAAAATGTCATTAGCAAAATAGTTATGATTTTTTTCCACTTCAATACTATAAAGAACTTTTGATCTTGTATTAATTTTCTTTTTATATAAAACGGTTTTTTCTTCCAGAGATTTTTTTGGATTTTCATGCAAAGTTATAGACCTTTTCAACAAAGCATCACTTACAGCTTCTGGATGATATGGAGTATATTTTCCTTTTCCAATTTTGTACTGCATACATTCTGGAATAAACGGAGATATAATTTCTCTAAGTACTCTCAGTCCTTTTGCAGTTACTAAAATAAAAAATAAGTGCTTGCTCCTATCTTCTACAACCTTATTATCTACACCCCACTTATTAATAAACCACTCAGAAATTATTTCGTTCTCGTCTTTAGAGAAGCTATGTGTAGATAACGACCCCGATTCTGAACCATCATCCATGAACCATATTGTCAATCCTAGTGGGTCAAGTAGGTCTAAATATTCTTTGGTGATCGTTTTCTTATTGTTCTTATACAATAAGTCAGATAATTCCTTTATTTTTTTGTGTCCACGAGTCTGTAAAGAATAGCTATAAGTTCCCCATCCCCCATTTCTAGAAACCCAAGGCGTTCGTTTTATCAATCTGTGCAATTTTTGATGCAACCAATCTACATATTCCTTTTGAACATATCCATGATTTGCTCTATATGATGCCCTATTTAAATATACTTCCGCAGAGCCATCGCCTAAAAAGGAACCTGTTAGTATTTGTATTTCTTCGTGGGTTAGCTCTAGTTCTCTCATATCTCTAACACAAAGACCCATTCTGTATACTTTTTTAAATACAGATGGTTCACTTCTGTTTAACTTCTCTGCTATATAATAGATGGGTTCATTATTTTTTATTGCTTTTACTATAAAGTCTTCTTCATATTTTGTCCATTGTTTTTTCGCAATAGTATCTAATATATAAATAGACTCGCCAATTTGCATGTCCTTTACTTGTTTATACCCATCTTTAGTATAAAATCTATGCTCTGGAGAGCAACGTATTTTACCATTTTCATAACCAAGTTCATATACCTCTTTTGAGACGGTTGTTGATATTTTGGACACTCTATCTTCTTGTACCTCATTTTCATCCCAAGAATAAACCGCATCTCCAACTTTTAATTCTGAAACCCTTAGCTTTTTTCCTGGGGCAGATATTTTGGTTTGTGCTGTTAAGCATTCATCTACCCACACATATGGAGTATGTAAACCAATTACGTTTGCACCAGTACCACTCATACCAGCAATACGACACATAAGTTTGGATTGATTCTTTAATGTTACTGAAAATTCAGAACCATTAATACCGCCGTTCTTTTCAATAAACTGTTGTAACAAAGAATTTGATCTAAATAGTCTAGTTAGGTTTGCAAACACAGGTTCTAGGTGTACTTTACTAGGGACAGAATATACTATGTAGTCATCTGGAAAAATATTAAATGTTTGTGCCCATGAAATATTTATTGATATGGCCTGGGTTTTACCAACTGCACGAGCCGCCATCATGGAGACATATGGATTAAAGTCACATAAGTATTCCTTTTGATAAATGGATAGTATGAACTCTTGACTAAAGTCTGTATTGTCAAAGTTCATCATGAACTCTCCATACAAAACCGGATTTCTAAAGATTTCGTATACTAATAGATCCTCCCTATTGCACTTCTCTTCAATCATTAACTAACCTCTCGTAGATATTTTTACAGATTGTTTTCCATGAAAAGGTGCGTCTTACATGTTCAATCTGTTCTTTAGTCAAGGGTTTATATTCTGAACTAAGTATATTAACTAACTGCTTGGTTATATCTTGCTCCATATCAATGAATAAACCAAAGTCTTTATAGTAATCGTATGTAGGAATTAGTGGGACAATTGGAACCGCCCCAGTCATGGCCCCCTCTATACAGGCCATTTCAAACCCCTCACAGCGTCTGAGTCCTGTAACATATTTAACTCTTTGTAGAATACTACAATACCAAGGATCTTCCATATACTCTAAGAATTTGTATACTTTTGGGTCTTGATTAAGATCTTCCCCAGTATGAAACATCTTTTTACCAGTAGCTTTACATGCCTCAAAGATTTTATCTAGACACTCTGGTTCTGGCAAATGTCCTGTAGAGAATACATCATAGAAGCGTTGTACCTTACTTACAGGAAATGTGTCTGGTTCTGCTCCTAAAGGACTTCTTAAAAAGTTTATTTTTTCATCTGTATATGTATCAATAGGATGAAATGATATTACTAATTTACATTGTTTCCAAAGCTCTGTCCACGTTTCCAAAGGAATTGAGGAGCTGAATAAACATTGCTGATGAATTACTACGTTATCAAGACGATCTTTACTTTTAAGATAGTTGTACTCTTTATCTCCTACAACCTGAACTATCTCAATATCTGGATTAGCGTCTACCCATTCAACATTTGTAAAGTGTGTTTTAAAAGCAAAACTTATTCTTTTAAATGCCTTACCAAAGTCTTTATTTGTATATTCTAATATTTTCATATTCTCAACTTTCTATAGCCGATTTTATTGTGGCTATAACTTGCCCATTTGTAGAGTGTGGGGACCAAAATTTCTTCATCTTCACGTTTGGATTAGTTATTACGGTATTTCCTCCCTCACCATGAGTGAATGTTACCAACCGCTTAGTTGGGTCCATCCAATTCTGTTTAACCTGAGAACATGTATGAGGACCAGAATATCTTCCAACCAGAACCCTACAAAATGTGCTTAAATAGGAAATTTCATACATATCAAAACCATCTGATGTTCTAGTTATATCTCCAGAGAAAAATACGTTATTCGGTTTTTTCTTAAAATTATCAGTAACTATAAAGGTCTTCTGTGGGTACATCTTTGCTAAATATGTTACTGCGGGAATAAAACTAAAGTTGGTCATTTGACCAGATAATACCGGACCATTGCAAATGAGTATTTTATCTTCGGTGTGCTTTGAGACGAATTCGTCAACGCCACTTATCTCAAATTTTGTATAGTCTATATTTGGAATATAATCAAATATTGTGCCGGGTAATTTACCTAATCCTAACTTCTCCAGCATCGAAGCATATAGTCCGTATAAGGAATCTATACAACAAAGGTATTTTCCTCTGCTGTGTGTATTTATATATAACACATCTTTATCTATAAGTAAGTCTGTACTTACATCCATCTTGTTGTCTATAGGAACAAAACCTAAATTAGGTATGTCTGCAAAAGTTCTTTGGTTATTTTTATGTGCATAGGAAAACTTCTCGGAGGGTATTATTTTCATAAGGGTTTTTATAAATTCCCGTGAAAAGAATAAATCTCCGTGATGCCAATAGCAATAAAAAACAACCTCTTTATATTTTATTGGAAGGGCGTTAATTTTTTTTTTGCCCCATAACATAGAATCACATATCGTTTCAAACTCACCAATAAAATTACTTTCGGTATGCTCACGATAAATAGGTTCTAGTTGGGATACTCCTTTAGTAATTATTTTTTTAAGCGATGAATCTGGTATACAGATATTTGGAACTACGGAGAATAAAGGTAGAAATAGTGGAATCTTTGTAATGGCTATAGGTCTCCTTACTGAGAGAGCGAAATCAATAGAACTACAAAGACCTTCTACTTTACTAATTGGATAAAAAAAACAATTAATATCATTTTTTGCTAATGCATCTAAAACAGCGTCTTCTGCGAGAAAATCTCTATTTATGTGAAGATTGATTCCTTTTTTGGTTATATTATTTTTACATTTTTGTATTACATCATTAGCCATTCTATCGTTTGCATCAGCTAAAGGATATTTTGACATATAAAATTTTATGTCTGCTGTGTCAAATTCTTTATTTACTTGCTTAACAATCTCTTCATAACCTTTGTTAGGAAACGCAAATCCAAAACTTCCGATGGTTGGTATTTTATTTACTGGATATTCTCCGGTATATGTAAATAAATTTCTATGTTTTATAATAAAAACTTTGCTTCTAATGTCTGGTTCTATATCAATATTTTCATTAAAATATAAAAAATAATCAAAACCAACATAGTTATTTTTATGCGTATATCCTTCATGTATTATTGCTGCGTGTTTACATGACCGAAATTTATTTATTGTGTTTCTTGTAAGAAATTTCATAGTTTCAGAATGGTAGTTATATAAAACAATTAGCGGTGAAACTTGTCGTATTATTCTTTGTATCTCGGCATCTGTCCTTACTTCTGCATATGTGAAGACATACTTTTTAGATTTTTTTAATGTTTTACTAGCACGTTCTCCCCACTGTTGAACCCCACACGGCTTATTAGAGTTGTTTAATATTAAAACGGTATTTAACATATTATACCTTTCTCTATTAACAATTCATTAAACTTTTTACTAAAATTTTCTGGACTCCAATCTATTTGCATTTGTTTAATTCCAGGTGGGGTTGATTTTATTAGTTCTAAATATGTCTGCATTGGATAATAACTTATATATTTATGCATATGTCTAAACGTTGTACAATTGGTAATTGCTATTGGTCTTCCAGCAGTTATGGCTTGATCAGTCACTGCACTCAGACCCGTTAATTCATTCCTATAATAAGGAAAAGCATTTATTGTGTTTTGGGAACACCAATGAATGAGTTCCAACTTAGTCATATAATCATATGTAACGGTAACATCTATTCCAGGTTTTGCCAACCATTTTAATTGTTTTCCATACTCCTCTAAACGTTGTTGGTTAGTTCCAGAGAACTCGCCTATTGGAAAATTAAATCTAACAATACAGTTTCCTATTTTATTGGCATTTTCCACTACTTCTACAAATTTCTTAAATCTACTGTTTTTATCTGGTGGTGGGTTTATTAATCCAAATCCACCAATAACTATTTTACTAGTGGACAATAAAGGTATTAATTTCTTACTAACCTCTAGTGGTCTTGGGAATGGATAAATCTTTCCCTGTTTAATTTGCGTTGGATCAATAACTATGTAGGCGTCGAACCAATCTGGAGTCTTTGGTAATGGTATTCCTGGTGATACCTCAACAACTACGGAAATTTTTGGGCCTTTTAGACTATTGATTATATACTGTGGCATCGGAAATGACATGTGATGCCAGTTGATTATATAAAAATCATACTTTAAATTTAGAAGTATCTCGTGATTATTACAATCTATCTCCATAAAATCTAGTGTATACTTGTCTACATTATTTTTCAAAATATTATAAATCATGATCCCAGATTCATATATGCTACAGATTGCTTTCTTCTGACTTATAAAAAGTCCATGTTTCTTTTCCAGCATTCTTACTCCTCTACAATAAGTCGTGTGTAACAAACTCTAATGTCAACTTGTCATGCCAAAATGGTCCGTATTTTCCAGCTAGGACACACGTCATATTTTGTCCCGCTAGAAAGGATCTCATTTCCATTGTCATATTCATTCTTTTCATTGCATATCCAATGTTGGTTAATTTTTTCATACCTGCTGGTTCTGTAATCCAAATTTCTTTTCCTTGACTTCTAGCTTTCCAACAAATATCAAAATCAATTCCCCAAGCATATTTTAAATCTGGGTCAAATCCACCAACACTATCAAACCAATCTGCTCTCCACAAAGAAGAAATATTATCAATATACCAAGTTTTTCTGGATGGTTTGCCTCTAGTAAATAGATGCTTCCAAGGGGTCGAACTATCTAAAGACAATGCTGGATGAACTCCTACTGCATTGGGATTATTCTCTAGTAATTTAATCATTGGATTTAAGCAATCTTTTCCAATGAGCTCTGCGGAGGTTATAATAAACCAGTATGCAAATGGATTTAATTTCTTTGCTTCCTCTAATCCTCTTAACCAACCTCCTGTTGATTGTATATTTTCTTTAAGGAATAGTGTTGTGTATTGAGATGGAGGAACTAGATCAGATGCGTTATCTACTACAATTAAATCTACGATTTTTTTATATTTTTTTAATATAAATTCCGCTAGTGCGTCTGTACGTTCTGGCATATTATAGTTAGTTATAATACAAGCAATCTTGTTCATTTACATTCCTTTTTGAATAATTATTCCATAAGATGACATTACATATTTGTCAAAATTTAGTCTTAGATGGACTCCTGATTCTCCGTTGGAATTTCTTCCCAAGCTTCCATATGGATAACTATCTACCATTAAATCATACTTCTTTTTTCCTTCAGTAAAATCTACTTCCATATTATGACCTGAAAAATGTAGTACGTTAGTCATTTCTTGAATATCCCTCTTTCTGAATATAGCGCAATAACCATCTTCAAGGGTATCTTGATTAGATGATACATTGTATTCCATTGTATGAACAGCTATTCCACCGGGTTTTAAACAATTCATAGCCTTATATACAAATTGTTTTCCAAGTATCATAGAACCCAGATGTTCCATTGAACATACTGACCATATGAAATCGAAGTTTGTTAGGTGTGTAGGAATATGGTTCATGTCTACAAATTCAAACGAAACTTGTTTCTTAAGAAGATCATCAAAGCAAATGTTGCTTTTATTTAGGTCCTCAATCTTAGATGCGTGTGATACTCCATCTACCCATCCCAATTTAGTTGCGTTATCTGTATCTAAATCTGTTGCTAAAATCTCACATCCATAATTAACAAAGAGTGCTGGTAATGGTTCCGTTCCTACAGCAAAACACAATCCCCTCATTCCAGGCTTAAGTTTTTCTCTTTCATATAGTGCTTGGCATACAAAAGCCCACTCCCAAAGTTTTCTTTGCATACTGAGTCTGGGATGTCCCAGTCTTTCAACCCATGTTTGAAAATCTTCTCTTTCTAACATTTCCTGAGAACACATACTAGATTTAAGCATTTGTTTTTGATGCCTCCCAAACTGTAGTATTTTTATGTGCGCTCCAACCAAATTTGGAAAGCGTTCGTACAAAGTATCTAGTGTTAAAGCCTATCTCATACCAACCAAAATTTCTAATAGACCACAAGGATTGCCCATCTAATCGTATTCCCCAAGGAATTGGGAAGTCATCTGTTATAGGTTCTGACGCAAAAAATACTTTACCACCTCTAGTTGTTGCTTTATCTAAACCTTTTATTATTCTAACGTGATCTGATGTGTGATGGAAGCTTTCGAAAAATAGTATTGCATCAGCAGGTCTATCAACCTTCTCTATATAAGAAAAGTCGTCATTTATAATATCTATTTTTGTTCCGACTTGCCCTGCTCTA